GGGACCGGCCTCATAAAGTGCGCCAGCCAGCTGGCCAGTCAATTGCGACGTGAGTCCAGAAGCCGTCTTATTGACCTGGTTCTTAATGTTGTCAACAGGCGAAAGATTCTTTCCCTGAACGTAGGACTTGACGTCGATGCTCAATGCTGTTCCTTCAGATCCTGAGAATAAATACCATGCGTATTTATAGACCATTAAGGACGCCATCACGTGGCTTATTCAGGCCGTTTCAAGCCGAAAAACAGACAGAAATACGCAGGCAATCCGGATCAGATCATCTGGAGATCTTCGTGGGAACTTAAACTCATGAGAGAACTCGATGAACATCCAGACGTATTGAAATGGGCATCTGAAGAAATGACCATTCAATACCATGATCCGGTCAAAAAGAAGAATCGTCGTTACTTCCCTGATTTTGTGATCAAGAGACGAGGCGCTAACGGTAAGATTGAGGTCATCATGATCGAGGTCAAACCAAAGAGTCAATCGCAACCGCCTGTTCTTAAGGAAGGCAAGAAACCGACCAAACGTTATTACGCCGGACTTGCTACATGGATGACAAATGAAGCCAAGTGGGCAGCCGCTAAAGCCTTTTGTGCCAAGAAGGGTTGGATTTTTCAAGTCATGAACGAACGAGACCTAGGAATTAAATTTTGAGACAACCACGTCGAGTACCAGGTCGCGTAGGACGCGCAATCAAACAAGCAGCAAAGGATCTGTTTGGATTTCAGCAGACTGCACAAGGTCGTCCTGATCCAGGTCTGACCGCGCGGTCTCAAGAGGCGCGCGAGTGGTTTAGAGACAAGGCAATGTCTACAGTTCGAGTCAATCGAACCAAAATGCTTAAAGAGCGACGTAAGAACGCAGTCACAAATACAAACTTGACAAGCGTCGGTAAGATGCATATGTTCTTCTATGACGCAAAACTTAAGGCGGAACTGCCGTACTGGGATAAGTTCCCTGTCATCTTCATCATTGAAATCTATGATGACGGCTTCCTTGGAATCAATCTACACTATCTGCCTCCAGTTCTCAGGGCCAAACTTATGGATGCCCTGTACTCTACGATGACAGGAAATCACGACGACAATCGAAAACTCAGAATCAACTACAACATTCTGAAGAACGCCTCTAGGTTTAGACTATTCAAGCCGTGCATCAAGCGCTATCTTGCGTCGCATATAGCATCTCGTATGGTCGAGGTAGAACCAAATGAATGGGACTACATCATGATGTTGCCGACGCAGCAATTCCAGAAAGCTTCTGCTGCCGACGTCTGGGCTGATTCTATGTCTAAGATTCGGCAATAAATAGGCCATGGATTTTACAGACATCTTCAACATCAAAGACGCTTTGGATATCGGTCAGCCAGATCAAGGCTTTGATGTGTCGAGGTTCCGTGCGCAGGCGTTGTCGCGGGCAGGTGTAGCACCCCAAAATCTGTTCCTAGTGAACATCATGGCTCCTCGCAAGGTCTTTGGAGCAAAAGATGCCAGGATGCTGTCGCTCTTTTGTTCATCGAGTTTCCTTCCAGGTATCAACATTGCTTCGATGGATAACATCCGTCGTCAAGGTGTAGGTGTCGCCCCTCGGATGCCGTACGGCGTCTTCTTTGGCGATGTCCAAACAGACTTCATGGTCGACGGTGACGGACAAATCCTGGATGTGTTTCATCGTTGGGCGAACTTCATCGTAAACTTTGATGACTCGCATGGAATGGAAAGTGAGAACGGTAACGGCGCTGCGCCGTTCGAAGTCGCCTACAAAGATGACTACGCGACACGGATTGAAATCATCGCATATAATCAAGCGGCCAATGAGTTCATCAAGTACACGCTTGAAGAAGCCTATCCAATCAATGTCGGAGATGTTCAGATGGGCTGGGCCGACACCGACTCCATTGCTAGACTGCCAGTGACCTTCAACTACCGGACCTGGAAGTCGTCAGCAATCGACGCGTCAAGTGGTTCGTCTGAATTCTTCGACGTCTTCAAGAATCTCGTGTCCAAGTCGGGCAAGAGCAACTACAACGAGCTAGTCAGGGACACTCTGAACCTCGTTAAGAACCAATTCAACCTCTAAGAGACACCAATGACTCTTCCACGTTTTAACCACGTTACTTTTGAGATCGAAATTCCGTCGCTCCGCAAGTCGGTTCGTTTCCGTCCTTGGCTTGTAAAAGAAGAGAAGTTCTTGCTTATTGCTCAGAAGAGTGACGACAAGGATATGATCTATTCGGTCAAGCAAGTCATTACGAACTGCTGCCTTGAAGACATCGACGTTGATTCGCTCACCACGTTTGATGTTGTTCTCATCTTCCTTCGCCTTCGAGCAGTCTCTGTCGGTAAGTTGGTCGAACTGGCTTACGAGGACAAGGAAGACAAGCAGATCTACAAGTTTGAGGTAGACCTTAGCACGATCGATGTCAAGCGTCACCCTGAACACGAGACTCGGTTTAAGATTGATAAGGACATTGGTGTCGTGATGAAATATCCCGACATTACTATGGCGATGCAACTCAAGGATGCTGCAGATGACGTCGCTCTGTTCAGTGGAGTGCTTCGTTACTGTATCGCCCAAGTCTACGACGAAGAAAACGTCTACGATCTGACAGACCAGTCTGACGAAGAAATCGATGCAATGATCGACTCGATGCCACTTGATGGTTTCGAGAAGATCCAAAAGTTCTTCGACACTATGCCGACAGTAGAGCATGTGTTGACTTACAAAAATAGTCTAGGACACGACCGTACGATCAAGTTGGACTCGATCCGCGATTTTTTTACGTGGGACTGAGCCACAACGACATCGCGAACCACTACAACGTCATGTTCGCGATGAAGCAGTTCCACGGATGGGAACCGACCTTGGTTGAAGACTACTACGCCTTCGAACGAGACCTATACGTTGAGCAGCTTATGGCTGTAGTCCGAAAGCAACACGAAGAGGCCCAACAGGCCCAGAGGAGATAGACCAGGATGTTTGCCGCGATCGTCGGAAGGCTTGTTGCCGGTGCTGCCGGACGGGCTGGAGCGGGCGTCGCGACCAGAGCACTCGCTGGAGCTGGAGCCTCTGCAGCCGTTAAGGGTCTGCAGAAGAGAAGCGCGCGAAATCGAGAGAAGGGGCTTTCGCCAGAAGCCCAAGGCGTCGTAGATTCTGCGCGAAAGCCGCTGGAATCTGTTGGTGCTGAAGGACAGACGACAAAGCCCGAGCCGATTGAAACTGACGCCGTCAGAGTCGAAAGTGAATCGTCTGCACGCCCAGCAAGATCAAATCGTCTAGTAGAAGCCATTGTCGGTGGACTACATCGAATCGAAGGCCAAATAGCCAACATGACCGACAAGGTCGCTGAACTGATCCTTGCACCCAAGGCTACGTACCTTGAGGGTCGCGACGAAGGCGAAGAAGACACCAAATTCTCAAAGAGTGGAAATCCATCGAGCTTCATGAAAACGCTCATGGCCGTTGGACTGACACTTGCCGTGCCAGCAATTCTCGGAATCATTAAGCTCTTCAATGATCACGTTAAGCCACTCTTAGACAAATTCGGTGGATGGCTAAAGGATGATCTCTATCCATTCATCACGAAGACGATTCCTGAGTTCTTTGGCCGAGATTTGCCTAAGTTCTTCAACGAAACTATCCCAAACACTATTAGCGCCGGCGTAAGAAACGCACAGCAAAAGTTCGAGTCAATTATTAGCGGATTTGATGACGCTCTCAATGAGATGCAGAAAAAGGCCGGTGAGCTAGTCAAGGGTGTCGGTGATCGTCTATCTGGATCTAAGAATGGCGCTCTAGCTGCGATCGGACGACAGATTTCTGGTCTTGGCCAGGGAATGATCGATGACGTGGCGCAAAAGCGAATCGAAAAGCCGGATCAACTTGCAGAACCTATGCCTGCGCCGTCGGCTGGACAACAGCCTAGACCATCAAAGGAAAAGGTCAGTGACGTCATCAAAAAGAAGGATGGCGGGGTCGACGTAGATGGTTTGCATCCGGCGGTTCAGTCTAATTTGGTCGCAATGGCTTCTGAGCACAAGGAAAAGACGGGCCGCAAGGTCCAGGTAAATTCCGCGAAGAGGTCAACCGCTAAGCAAAAAGCGTTGTACGACGGCTGGCTTCGCGGCGGAAAGAAGGGTCCTGCACCAGCAAAGCCGGGACGGTCACGACATGAGAGCGGATTGGCTGTAGATCTTCAAACCACCGACGCCGATAAGCTCGCGTCGACTGGTCTTCTACAAAAGTACGGATTCCACCGTCCTCTGATGGGCGGAAAGTTCGCGACTGCAAGCACGCCGCGCGGCGAGACATGGCACATTGAGCCTACTAGTGTCAGACCTTCCGCAGTCCGTGAAGACGGAAATTCGGATTCCTCACCAGAACGTCCTGAAACCGGACGCGGCGGTCAAATGCAGGCCCGAGTGATTTCACCGACCCCGCCTGCTGCTTCAACCGGATCAAAGGGTCAAGCGCTAACGCCGGCTTCAGTTCCGACTGGCGGCCTTGCGACTCCGGTATCCTCGACAAACGACACCGGATCAATGCTGATTCGCGCCTCAATGACACCAGCATCAGATAGTGTTGACCAATCTCAGGCGCAACCAGTGGTCGTCTCAGCACCTAGTTCTGGCAAGACCAGATTGGTCCAGCGACCGGTAAATCCAGGCGAAGTTCCACCAGTCGAAAAATCATTTGGCGATCTGGCCAACTCGCTCTTCTATAGGGCGTAATCATGGAACGTACTCTCAAACTCCCAGCATCTGTCACGGTCACAGGTAAAACTGACAACGACGCCGCAGAAGCACGTCCAAAGGACGGGATCATGACGAGGATCCTTGCTCCGGTAGCCGCTGCCATTAGCTCGATAAGCGAGCAGTTGGAAGAGTCTCTCGAACGAATCAATGTGTCCAAAAACCAGGCCGCGCGCGACGCGATGGAGGCCAAATCTGAGTCAAAGCCGAAGGCTCAAAGGGCTGTAGTCGACGACGTCAAGAAGAAGGTCACTTCGTCAACGAATGAACTGATCCGTCTGGTCGTAATTCTGGCTGCAGTTACACTCGCGCCTATGGTGACTTTCATCCGCGAAAAGATGCCGATGATCCAAGGATTTTTTGCAGATCTCGGCAACCTCATTCATAATCCCGCGTCAATTTTCAAACCGATCACGTCATTCGTCGAGAGAATCGGCAATAAGACGCACCAGGCGATCAATAAGATCATTGATGGCGGAACTAAGCTTGTCGCGTCTATCTTTTCGACCATTGATTACGTAATGTCTGCTGCCAAGACTGAAATGCTGCGCATGGCTGCTGGAATCGTCGAGAGCATTCTTGGTCCGCAATCACTAGTCCGCAAAGCATTGGAACTAGTAACCGGAAAGAAGAAGGCCGACGCGATTGCTGCTGCGCCCGGAAACGCCTACCAAACTTCAAAGGGACAGACGGAAGCAAAGGGTGCGGCTCTTAATCGGGCAGCCGGACCTGGCGGAAGCCCGATAGTCGCCGCTGTAGACGCAGTCACGACTCCAACAGGTAGAGCGAGCGTAGCCAAAGGACTGAAGCTTATGAATCCGACTGACACTATCGCTAAGGTCCTATTGGATGCCGCCGGACGAGTAGGTGTAGACCCCGGCATCGTATTTGCCATTGCTAAGCAAGAGAGCGGATTTAATCCTAGTGCGCAGGCATCGACGTCGTCGGCTGGTGGTCTCTTCCAATTCATCAACTCAACATGGCAGTTGATGGTGAAGAAATACGCAGCGAAGTATCCTGAACTGAAGAGAGGTCGCTTCGATCCTGTTGCGGCGGCCATCGCTGGAGCTCTGTTCATCAAGGAGAATATGGCAATCCTCGTGGCAAAGGGAATCGACCCGACTCCGACAAACATTTACGCCTCGCACTTCCTAGGTCCCGGCGGCGCCGTCAAGCTCCTATCGGCACCTGCTTCAACGGTCGCTGCTAGCCTGCTTCCGAAGCCGGCAGCGGCCAATAGGAATATCTTCTACGACAAGAAGGGCAACCCGCGGTCGGTCCAAGAAGTTGTCCAGGTGCTTTATGAGAAAGTTGGACGCTATGCTGACTCCTACAGAGCATCCTACGGCGGCGGCGCTACGGCACGCCCCCCTACGGCTCCAGTCATTAGACCGAAGCCGCGCCCTAGAGTAGCTGGTGGAGGAAGTCCTACTGTAGTCTCTCAACCTTCAGGAGGCGGATCTTCAGTAGGTCGTGGTGGAGGCGGTAGGTCCGGCGGGACCGATCAAGTCATCGCCGGTTACCGTGCTCGAATGGGAGCGACTTAGTCCTTTCCGTAGTAGGTCAAATTGATCCAGAGCCCATGATTCGGCGGCGCTGGGACGAGGAAACCGCCGGCTTCATCATTGGTGAACATGAAACGGCCGCGCTTCTGATCCCACATCACCGTTTCATGACCGGCGAATTTATAACCGACCTTGGCGAGGAAATTGCTCATCAGTTTGGCCCGACGATGACCTTCTTCTTCAGTCTTCGGGTACTCGATCTCAACCCAAATCTTATCGATCTTATCGACCATGGTAGCTCTCCTCTTCAACAATGAACAGATCCTATCACACTGGGCGGTAATGTAAACAGCCTTTAGTCGGCCATATGATCTCTCAGTAGACCCCAATGGCTTGCTGAGACGCATTCATCTTCCCAACGATAGTACTTCTTTCCAGACGTATCGGTACGGTAGTGGACAGGTTGAAAATGAGGAGAATGACGATTCTCTCTCAATTGATAACCTTCAATTGGTTCTTGGTTCATTCTACGCGCTTCTTCAGTTCGTAGGTGGCAACAAGATCGCCGTCTTCGTCATAGAATTGGAAGGAATTGCCGTCAGCGATGATCAGTTCCTCGTCATCAGCGATCATCGGAAACTCCGACTCGACACCCGAAAAAGCCAGCCAGTCCTCTGAGTTGAAGACTCGAAACTTCGCATGCAGAATGAGCTGTATCGCGTCATCGGTCGTATAAGGAATCCTGCGAATCATGTCTATCTCCTTGAATTGGAACTATAGCGGTCTAGATAATTCTATCACACCGATCGGCATTGTAAACAGCTAGTTTGCATCTTCACGAAGAAGGACGTGTTCCCAGATTTCCGATTCTTCGGCTTTACCGTTTAGATAGTTGTCGATGGCATCAGCGGCTTCAGCCGGTGTAATCGCGTCCCAATTGTTAACACATCGAGGATAATAGAGCGCCGCCAATCCCGCATCGACATATCGATCGATGAATTGACCGACGTATCTGTCGGCGTTACTTAGCGCACTAACGCCCGTACCGTTCTCGTACACCCACGCCGTTCCGCCGATGCAACACGCTGTCCCGCAAACATACTCTTCTTCATCCTCAACCGACAAGGCCGCCAAATTCATGTTGAAGAAGTTTGTAAGTCCCTCGACTTTAAAGACATATTGATGTTCGGTTTGAAGTATGACCGCAGGTTTACGAAGCAAATCGCGAACTGCCGCCAGAGTCCCGTCGGTGTCTTTAAGATTAAGCATGTCAGTGATTCTCTTTTGTGATTGATCCAGTCGGCCAAATGATCACGATCGGTTTTCCGAGCTTACGGGCATAGCGGACAGTTGACCACGTTCCAGACCGAAGTGTCTCTACGCCGATCGGAAGAGCAAGAAGCAGCTCGGAATTATCTACCATCTTCTTGTTTCTCTCCAGGTAAGGAAGAGGGTCTTCCTGCGTGTCAAATGGAAAGAACGTCCGCTTCGCTGAATTTAGTGGCGGATGTCCGTGCACATAGCCACCAAAATTCTTCCACATCCAAGAGACTTGATAGTCACGGCCGACACAGTCGCCAGCACGAAGCCATACGTACTTGTCCCGGAGGTCAGCCAGAAAGTAGTAGGCCTTATTGCATTGGATGTCTACTGTCTGCGTCTGAGAGCCAGTTACGGCGAACGTCCGACCAATCATGCTAGTTGCGCGACGAATCAGTGGCGTCAAGACGTTTAATGACTCGATCGTACAGATCGATGACTTCGGCGTGAGTGTGGTTGTCATTGAAGTTCGCGACGATGTCCAGCGGTGAAGTCTTAGGCATACCGAACCCCATGGAATTCAGCTCCTTAGCGAGTTCCTTCATCACCGCATGGTACCGTTGCCTTTGGCTCGCGTAGTCATGGCTGTCGAACTCGAAGGTGATCGGATCCCCGACAGCGATCCAAGCCGCTCCAGCGGCACAGAAGCAGACAGCTCCTTGCTCTTTGAAGCTCCCTCTTGGCACGAGATCGCCTTCACTCGTTCGACCGAAAGCCCTCTTTGTCCACCACTCAGGCTTGATGATGGTGGCTCGAGCTGTCTTCAGATCGTGCAGCATTTGCGCGGTGTCGGTCATTTCTTCTCCAGTCTTTTGATGGTCTTGTCGTAGATGGACATGATCAGCTCGTGAGTCGTCAGGTTGTCGTCATTAACCAAAACGATCCCGCCACCTTTGTCCATTTCGCGCCAGACCGTAGTGTCCAAGGCGTCAATCGCGACTCCCAATCTATAGACGGCGTCCGGATCATTCGCGTCTGTGGATCCGATCACCTTCCAGATCGCCCCGACGGCGCAGTAGCATTCGGCTTCAGCGAAACTCTTGGACGTCCGATAAATTAACGCGCCGCCCGGCATTCTCGCCCAGGCGTTCTGGGTCCATTTATCCGGGTTCTCGATGACTGCCCTACCGGCTTTCAGATCATCGATGAGCTGCTGATTTACATCCATGACGTATTCTCCTTGAACCGCTTTACCCAACCAGGAACCCCTTTGAAGAGTCCCAGCGCGATGAACGGATAGCAGATGAGCGTGACGGTACCGAAATTGATCCACTGCGCACTCATAATGACCTCCACTCATACTAACTGAAGACATTCTAACACGCTGGACGAGAATGTAAACCTAGAAATTCAGGTCGCCATCCCGCAGCGCCCAACCAGTCGCTCTTCCCTGTGGAATTCTTTCCATTTCTCCATGGCGAGCTCTGTATTATTCCTATGCTGGCCTGATAAATGATATCTCACGTCATGCCCAGCCTTTGCGTTCACCCAGCGCCATGCCATGCACGCGGATCCGACACAACTCGACGTTCTCCCGGCCGAGAAGCTCAATGGACACGTTTTGCTTGTCGCCTCGTCGTTCGCATACGCGCTCTGTGGCGATACGATATTTGTCATTGGTTCTCCAGTCTTTTGATCGTCATGTCCATGATCTCAATGACCTCAGCGTGTGTCTTTGTATCATTGTAATCCGCCAACGGAATTCTGCGGTCCAACGTCTTATCCAGTTCGCAAATGCCGTTAAGCCAGCGGTTTCGATGATTTCGGTAGTCATCAACGATCCAACGGTGGCTCGGGTCACCGACTGCTTTCCACAGGGCACCCATCACACAAAAACAGACTGCTCCAAATTCTTCGAATTCTCCACGCGTTAATTGACAGCCATTCGCGTCTCGCGCGTAGACATGTCGTGTCCACCGGCCAGGCTCCGCGATGATCTCTCGCGCGGCTTTCAGGTCTTCAAGAACTTGGCTCATTTGCTCTCTCTT